GGAGTATTCAACCGCTCCATCAACAACAGAAGTCATATCTCCATCCTGCCATGCAAGAGCAATCTTATGCCACCATTCCTTAGTACCATAACGAGTAGCTAATGCAGTAGCGTCAACGTCTTCTCGCCAGCTATCAAGAGCAGTTTCTCGCAACCAAACAACATAAGCTACAACATAAAAAATAATATTAACAACACTCACAGGTGCAAATACACTATCAAACGAACTTCCCGCAACAAACCCAAATTTCGCCTGCACCTCAGGATTGCTCATCCATTCATCAGTCAGTTGTTTCTTTATTTCAGCTAAACTACTCATTCAATGTAATATTTATACCGTTACTATCAATTTCAATTTTCTTATAACTAACCCCATTTCTCTTTAAATCTTCCATAATAGGAGCCATCAAAGAATCTGTACCACCAGGAGCATTAATCATATTAACCAAACCAAATCCACTCTGAGGACTCATCTTAAACTCTCCAACACTTGCATACGCCAATCTTTCTATTATATCTTCCGAAGCCTCACCAACCATAAAGTCTCCATTCTCAACAAGCAAATCATCAGTACATCTAATATCTTGCATATATCTTAATGTTTAATTGTTTTATCTTCATAAGACGATTTATCAAGCTTGGTAAATGAATTTGCAATAACGGCAGCCGTTCCTGATTGTGCAGCTGCAGAACCTGTTGTCGCAACACTATGTGTATGCTGATTAAATGCATCAATAAGTTCATTTATCTTTTTTGTAAGCTCGTCTATCTTTACCAACCCTCCATTTTCTCCTCCATTAATCAAAATCTCTTCCACTTCATCCACCATAACCACAAAAGCAATAGTAGGGGAGTAAAACATAACCACAACATTAGAACCAACCTTTGGCACCTGAACAATACCTTTTTTCTTATCCCCACAAACCAAAGAAGCAACAACACTATCCTCATCTCCAAAGCTAACCTCACAAGTCATTTCTGTTTTATCAACACTTTTAACCTCTCCATTCAAACAAGTAGTCTGACCTCCAGCCAATTTCTTTATTGCCTCACTCAACTTACTCATTATTTAACACCTTTCTTTGTAATTCAATCTTTTGCCTGTAACCATTCTGTCCAAAATCAACATTAACCGCTTTCACTTGGTATCTTGCAGGAGTAACCCCCTCAATCTCCAAATCCAAAACATCCATCTTCCTAACAACAGGCTTACCGAATGTTTCAAATGTCCCATTTAAACCATCCCACTTTAATCTCTTTAATTCATTTTTTACAGCCACCTTCAATTGAGCCATATTCAAATTATAATAATTAATGGTTCTTTCGTCACCATCACCCTCACTATACTCAATCTTTTTCCCATTCAAAAAAGAGCTAACACCCTTAACCCTTATTCTAACATCATCAGCTCTTCTGTACTCCAAATTATGACTAATCACATTCTTACTTGTCGCAAAAGTGCCACTTACATTTCTCTCCTTAGCAAAGATTGAATAAACATAAAGCACAGGAGCACCTTTCTCGTTCAACTCAAAGAAACTTTTAATATGGCAGTTGTCATATAGCAAAGCCAGTTCTCCAGCCACAGTAGTAGCAGTTGTCCTATAATCTCCAATTTCAATCTTACCACTTGTTTCATATTTTATTCCTGCAGGCAAAATATCTTTCAATAAAGCCCCAACCTCACACTTTCTGTATAATTTCTTTTTAATCGACTTTTGTCTCAAAACAAACATCATGTCTTCACACGTAATAACAGTAGGAGTGCCAGCTGACACCTCTCTAACCTTCCCAACAAACCTTTTATCCAACTTTTCATTATACCCAAGCCACACAACCACATCATCACCCCTTCGTATAGGAACATTGCCACTGCCAATCCACTTAGCGTTTCTTGGCAATTCAACTCTGCAAGTATCAGCCAAAGTATCACTATCTCCAGTAATGCTAACATTTGCCACCCTGTCAATATTCCATACAGTTAAAGCATCAGCTCCACTCTCCTGGATCCAACTTCTGGTAATTTCAATTTTGCAGCAAACCCTTAGCATAACTAATTAATTATATTTTCCTCAATTTCATAAGTATTATCTGAAACCAAATCAATCATAATACTTTGATAATTACTCCAAGTCTTAGGGACATGCCTCCAGCTTGTCACCACAACTCTTGATATTTTCAAAACCTTATTTATATGTGTCTCATTAATACTTAATTCTCTATTAAGCTTTAAGAAATTCATTATTTCAATCAACTCATCAACAGGATAATTCCTTTCTTTGTTAAGAATATTCACCTGTACATTAATAATGATATCTCCATTGCTAATCCATTCCTTAACAGTTCCATCCTTACCATTAATTGCCGTTTGCACAATTCTCTTTGAGTTGGAAGTATCAAACAAACAATTTTCTAAGACCAATTCTTTACCATTAGCCTTTAAGGTAATTACTCCAGATAACTTTTTACCAATCCCACTCTTAATATTATAAATATTGTCGTACGACTCCTTAGCCTCTTCACGAGCAAAAGCCATATCGCTCACGCCAACAACAATTGCTTTTTTAGCTCTGTCAATTATCTCTTCAAAACCAATCCTAACAACACTATTATCGTTAAAGTTATAATCTCCAGCCATCTTAGTTTATTTCGTTAGTTGCGTCCAATAATGTTTGAACAACAATTCTTTTTATTTCTGCTGCACCTTCCGTTAATGTAGTGGTTTGAATCACGATATCTCCATTAATCAAATTCTGAATATGAGTAGTAACATTCTTTGCCTCACCGTAGCCTCTTACACTTCGACCACTTCCACTACTTGAAAATAATTCAGATGGAGTAGTAACGTTATCAGTATTCACATTAGAAGGTTGATCAGTTTTAGTTGATTCAGCAGCTTTAGTAGATGGATTCTTAGTGTCTTTATCAATATCTTCTAACTCTTTATCGATATCTACTTTTATATTTGTAAAAACTTCTTTTTGACGCTCATAGTTCTCTTCATACTCTTTTCTCCTTTGCTCTCTACCAGCTTTTGTATCTCCATATTCTGAAGTAGTAGAAGCATTAGCAATTTGTCTCTTCAATAAATTAATTGTGGCTTCAGCAGACTTATACTCTGTACTTCCTTTCTTCGCCTTATTTAATCTCCCATAAGCTTTACCGAGCTGATCATTTAAATTATCTAATCTTGTAAGTCGAATTTTATTTTTAAACGCTTCTTGATAATCCTTAGAAGCCTCTTCTAATACATCAGCTAAAATAGCTTTTTTCAACTTTCTATCGTACTCATCATTAACTTCCTTAAGCCTATCTCTAAGCTGTTCTGCTGTAACTGTTTCTTTATCCAAATTCCCTAAAAATTCTGGATACTTTCTTTGAAGCTCATCTAACAGTGTTTTTCTTATTTCCTGAGAGCTGTTTAGTTCAACAATACTCTCAACCAAAGCATTTACTTCCGATTGTTCTTCTGCAATTTTTTCAGCAGTTGGGATTTTCACCCAATCCTCTGTAATTTCTACCCATTTAGTAAAAGCACTTATTCCTTTATCTACACTTGGTTTAAGTCTTTCTCCTATTGAAGCACTTAGAGAAAATACAGCATCTTTAGCATTAGATAACTTACCTTCTGTTGTTTCAGCTTGGGAAGCCATCATGCCAAAGAAACCTTTTTCTTTCATAATCTTAGGGAGTGCCTTTATCATCTGTTCGGTTGATGCCAATAATTCACCATTCTTAGCCTTTGCTCTTCCTGTTGCCTTAGTCCAGTCGTCTGTTGAAATCAACAAATCTCTAAACATATTTACAGCTTCACCCTTCTGACCAGTAGCCAATTTTGCATAAGCATTCATCACCTGTTCCATTGGCTTACCACTTGCAGCAGCCAAGTCTCCCAGCATTTCCAAATTTTCTCTTGAATACCTGCCAATAGCCTGCAATTGGTTTCCAGCTTCCACAACCTGGCTCAATTCAAATGGAGTTTTCTTTGCAACATCCAAATACTCCTCCATCCTGTCTCTTGCAGCAGAAGTAGAGCCCAACATTGTCTTTAAAGTAACATTATATTTCTCCAATTGAGCAGCAGCCATAACAGCATCTTTACTTAAGTTATATCCCATTCTAACCGCCACAACTCCTGCAGCAATTAAAGCTGTACCCCTTAGAACACTATTAGTCTTACTCCAAGCACTCCCAGCATCATCAGCTCCATTTTTAGAGCCCTTATTAAGATTATCAACACTCCTTTTTGTCTTGGAGGATTGAAGTTCGACTTTTTTAAATGTTCCAGAAGCCTTATCATAAGCTCTAATCTCGTATGTTACATTTTGTTTTGCCATTGTTTTTTCAACCTACTTCTTTTTCTTAATGCTCTCACAGAACAGCACATCGTTGTACGCCTCACATAATTGTCTAATACTCATTTTATCAAGTATTTCAGGAGAATAATTAAGCTCACATCTCACTATAGCCCTCATAACCCTATAATCTTGAACAACCTTACGAGCTATATCGTTATATTCTGATGTACTAAGCTTTTTTATCTCTGTGAGAGCTAAACTTTTTTTAGCTCTCCATCAACAATCTTAATAAGCATTCCGAGCCATTTATACAAGCCAGCCCTATACTCATCCTTTTCAACTAACTCTTTATCTCCACCCAGCCAACAATTACTAACCAAAGCCTCCTGAAATTTCAAGTCGCTCTTGCCACTTGCCATTTTGCATGCATCCAAAACTAAAAGAGAAGGAGTATGCAAATAGCCTTTCAATTCCTTGCCTTCATCTTTAACAACATATTCATAAATGTCCCCATATTGTTGTTTCCAAAGATCTATTTGTCCAGTATTAATTCCCATTTATTTGCTTTTTAAAACACAATTAAACACTCTATCAACTATGCTGTTTTGCCCCATTTAATTAATGGAGTAAGCAATGTTAGTTCAACTTCCTCAAAAGTATCTCCATTTTGCCAATCTCTATCGTTCTTAACAAATTGACAATCTGTAATAACATCAGTAACAACTTTTGAACTTACAGGATGCATATAACATACCGTTATATCAAAAGGAGCTAAGTCTTGCAATCTACCTGTTGGACTTGCATTTTGTAGTGGAACTATCTCATCCATCAACAAAGTAATAGCGGCTTCACAAGTTATCTGACCATCACCATAACCAACTGCATACCTGCCACCACCATAAATATTCTCTTTGTTCTCTGTGTCAGAATACCTAATAGCTCTTATCCCATTAACAGGTACTCCGTCAATTCCCAAGCTAATTTGTGCCCAAGAATATAGTCTTCCATTTATATAAGGAATTTCATTCATCTTTTTATCCTCCTAAATTTGTGTTGTGTTTCCAATATTAATTTTAATTTTTCGCATCACCCCAACATCAACCTTTTTAATAACAAACTCAACAGTTTGAGTAGTCAAAACAACCTGGTCAGGATCAATGTCTACAGAATAACCAGATATCTCACCAGCCTTTTCCATTTGTCGCAAAGCTTGACCAGCAACATTCTTTAATGTAGCAACACTGTCGGCTCTTAGTTTTCCACTTGCAGCATCAACATATATAGGAGAAGAGAGATAAGGTATTAAATATGTTCTAATCCCTCTTACCGCCTTGTCCATTGTTCTCTCGCTTTCAATTGCTGCATAATCAGAAGTAGCCAAATCCATAGTGTGGCTATCGTTCATAAATGAACCTGTAAACCCACCATAAGTAACTAAGAAGAGAAATCTTTTCCCATCCAAACTTTCAACAGTTGCTTTATCTAAATTCTTCAAAAGAGTTCCATCAACAAAAGCAGGAGTAGTAATTCCAGCAGGGAATTTTTGCACC